TAGTAAACCTTTCTCTGTGCTTATTAGTTCGTGTTTCACAGACATGGCTTTTTGTGCATCAACACGTGCGCCTTTAAATTTCATATCAACCAAACATGGAAACAACTGTGTTTCTAAATTAAATACATCCCACAGATCTTGTTTTGTAATCTCGTGCTGCAATGCGTGCCACAGCTTCAGTGTAATCTCTGCGTCCTTCTCTGCATACTCACCTACAAATGGTGCCGGCAATCTCCACATCTCTGCTTTTGGATTGACGCCAAAATCTTTTGCAGCTTCTTTTAAAAGATTCTCATTCTTACGCATGCCAATATAATCTTTACCAACAGAATCTAGTGTGTAACTAAATCTATTCTCATCAATTAAACTCGCAGCAATCATAGTATCAACTATGCCACCACGTATTTGAAAACCAAGTGACCTGATCCAGGACACATCATACATTGCATTATGAAATATTTTTGTAGCGTCGGTATGTAAAACTTCTTCGAACCAATCTAATACTAATGCGCGGTCCATGTTCCCACCACCTTCGTGCGCTATAGGAAAATAGCCGGACCACCCTTCGACCGCAACGGCTATGCCGACTATCTCCCCGTCTCCTCTAACAGAACCTGACCCCATCTTCATAAGGTTAGGATCTTTTGTCTCTAAATCTATTGCTATTTCTTTGTGTTGACTTAAATCTGGTAATCTCTCCGGTGGTACCCATTCGGTTTCTGGTGTAAATAATGGCTGCTGTAGTGTTCTCATTTATAATCTCTTTCTATTATCATTTCTATATAATGAATTGCTTTCTCTAGATCCTGCTTGCCGCTGCCTTTATGAGGGTGACGCATGATATACTTTATAGCATTTCCCTCGGCAAATAACAACTTGTTTTTATTGACAAATTCGGCTGGCTGTATCTTGTAACGATTGTAATGACTACCGCCTATTTGTTTTTTATAAGGATTTTGCATTTTTTTACCTTCTCCACATAATTAATAAAAGGGTCCGCTCTAAATATATCAAAAAGTATATCAAAAAGTTCTTCATTAGTTCTATCACCTTTTATTTGATTAATTGCTGTTCCTAGAGGTTGACAGTTTTCTAATTCGTTTCTGCCTCCTCTTGCAACAGGTATTTCGTGATCTAAATTCATACTTAACGGATGTGCTTGCGCCTCCATTACAGAATGTTTTTTACCAGTGATAGCACAAGTTACATATGGAAAAGACAAACCGTTTTTATCTTTACCCTCGTTTGGCCATAAATGTTCTTCCATTTCGTTTCTTCTAGTTTTCATATTTAGTCCTTTTGTTGAGTTGTTTTTATCTCTATAAAATGCCCTTACTTTACAGTCCCAAGTTCTCTCTGGTCTTTTATTCATAAGGTTGTGGTCTCTTTTTTGATCAATTGTTCTGTCAAAAAAATGATCTATTTTTAATTGAAAATGATCTCTTCTTTTTTGTGATCTTTGTAGTGTTTTTTCTTTTTGGTTTTTTCCGTAACGGTAAGAAAGCGTTGCTTTACTTAGCTTAAACTTGTGTGCTAGATCGTTGTAACTCCAACCTTTTTCTCTCCATCTGTCGATTCTATCCCAAACCTCTGGATCTAATCTTTTTGCCGTCGTTGATTTTTTAGTCATATTATATATGCCCTTTCATAGTTTTTTGGTTCTAAAATATGCAAAGATTTCTTTGCTCTTGTTACTGCTACATAAAACAACCTATGCAATTCATCTGGGTCCAAATCATTTTGATCGATAGCAGACTTAGTAACATCAGGAAGTAGTAAAACATTATCAGCCTCACCTCCTTTCGCTCCGTGTATTGTTGATAATATTATGCGTGGTGTTTGTGTAATTTTTTCTTTGTTCGCTAACATGTTTCGTATGTAGTTTTCTGTTTCTGTATCCAAACCAGCAAACGCTTTGTACCAAACGTCGTCCGTTTGTAATCCGTGGTCCCCGGTGCACTCTTCGATATAATAACCATCCTCGTTCTCGTCAAAAGTTTTACCGGTGCGATAACCTTTGGTTACATTTTCTCCCAGGTACGAATAGATATTCTTTATCGATGCAACAGGTAAAGCGTGTTCTACTGTGCGCCACTTTTCCCATGCTTGAATTGCTAATAATAAATCTAAACTTAATAGAGTTTTTGTGTTTGTGAGAATAGTACCACCCTTGTAACTCGCATAAATCTTTTACGTCATACTAAAAAATAATTTGCACTTGACAACACCAACCACTCTCCTTGTGACATGTCAACCTGCGTTAAGTCAGAGTATCGTGTCAAGTCACCCATCTCTTGTCGTGGTAAATAATACTTGTCGTATCTGTTTGTAACTTTTCTAATTATGTCTTGTGATAGTTCGTGTATCGGTCCGCCAGGTATACGGTACGATTGACTAAGTGTGTCTACGTGGTCTACTTCTTCTTTAAGAGCGATAAAAGTATCAACATCAGCGCCAGCCCATTTAAATATAGCTTGATCATCGTCCCCTGCAATGTAGGTCTTGTCTGCTTTCGCCCATAAAGTCCGGACCATTCTCCACTGCAAAGGTGAGAGGTCCTGTGCCTCGTCAATAAATAATACGTCAAAAGATGGTGATACATCTTGTTCAACAAATTGTTCCAACATGTCATCGTAGTCTATAAGTCCTTTCTCTTTTTTATATCGTTTAAGTTCTTGATCTAACAAATATAATAAATCTCTCTCTATGTCCAGACCATGTCTATTTTTATCGTATTGATCTAATACAGGTATCTCTTTAACCCTTGCTTGATTTATTATTCTTAAATATTCATTGTCAGAAGAAAATATACCATTGTCTTCTTTCCAACTAGCAACCTTGATAGGTATACCACATTTTTTGCCAAAGTCACTGTAGTCAGCTGACTTCATAACTCGCTCTTTCTTTACACCCAACATTCTAAACGCCAATGAATGTAGTGTTCTAAAATATGGTATGTCTTTTTGATCTAACATAAATTTTTCTTCTGCCCTGTGTGTGGCTTCCCATGCAGCTTTTTTTGTAAAAGAAAAATACCCTATCTTTTTTATGTCTGTGCCTGCACGTAAAAACTCTTCTACTAAATTTAATAGTGTTGTTGTTTTGCCTGTACCTGGTGGACCTAAGATTATAGTTTTCATTTATTCTCCTGCCACAACCTAGAATTTAATCTAGAAAAAAACACATCTTCCTCCTCTGTGTCATCTATTTCATACGCAACAATATGTGTATAATCATCTTTCATAGCTTCATATCTATGGTTTCCATCAATCAATCTTCTTTCTTTACTAACAACTAAGGGACATAAAAGACCATTGTTTCTTAGGTCTTCTTTTAATTCACTAATAAAAAATTTATTAGTGTAAGATTGTGTTAAGTTTAAAAAAGTTATATCAACCGTAACAATTCTTTTTGGAAACAATATTAATTTAGGAATTAAGATATTCATTAAAAAGGAGTCTCCTCATATTTTATGGGACTAATAGAAGGCGTCGTTTTTTTCATAGCATTGATTTTTATTAAATGTGGGTTTTGATTTTTAACTTTTAACCTGACCTCTTTTTCAAAAATTTTATCTAGGCTCTTCAATAAGTTACCTGTTTTAGTTTTATCTAGTTCCCAATTGTTTCGTTTACAAAAAGCAAAAAAGTCATCCATTCTAAAATAACAGAAACTACCATCCTCATCTGTCCATGCCATCTTGCTTAAGATGTCATCTCTTGTTCTTGCCTGTGTCCTATTTACAGTAAACTCTTGCAATAAATGTATTAACATTTCTTTAGGGTCTAAAGATTTTAGTGGTTCTATCTCTTGCATAGTTGCAAACAAAGTCTTTAAATAAATTTCTCTCCAATCTGGTCCTTTAGGTATACTAGCGATAACCACTCCTGCTTTGTCCATTACCTCTATTGAAAATAAATTTGCATTGTGTAATTGTTCTTTAGTTAACTCTACTCTTTTGCCATCTACATCTAAAAAATATTGCGATGGTGTTGAACATATTTTTGACAGCTGACCCAACTCCGGCATTTGCTCTTCATCATAACCCACACCAAATTTTTTAGTTCTACATTTAGCTGCATTGCACACTCCACAAATAGGTTGGTCTTTACATCTGTAGTTTTCGTATTGTTTTTTACCAACAGACTTTATAACTGTTTGCACTTCGTTATATGTTAGTGGTGGTGTCATATACTTTTGATTGTATTCACCAACTTTGTTTTCCCAACCATCAAAAGCTTTTTTACAAAACACAGCTATGTTAAACAATGCATTGTTTCTTGATCCCTCACCAAAACCCTCTTCAGCCAATCTATTTAGACAAGGTGGACCATCTTTAAATGCTTCTTTATCTTGCACCTTTCCTTTTATTTTTATTGACTCTATTTGTTCTCGTGTCTGTGCCCATTCATCATATATAGAATAGAATGATTCTAAACTAGCAGCATTGCCTCCAGCCTCAAATGTGTATCTTAATCCTCTGACTCCACCGTGATAAGGTAAATTTAAAAAGTTACCAGTGTCTCCCTTGTCCACGTGTATTACAGTTTGTTTTGGAAAAATCTCACTGCCTGCATAACCCAAAGCTTCTGACATTGCTTTAAGTTTTGACTGCATCAATGATGCAGGAATAAATTCTTTAGCAAATAAAAATAAATGTGCGCCACCAGACTTTGATCTAAAAGTAACCAAAGGAAAATCTAGTCCTTTGATGTTTCTCATCAATGATATGTGATCTAAATTATACTCATCTACGTCAATACAACCCCATCTACACTCGTTGTTCTCGTTAATAGGTATTACACCAAGAGCAGGTTCT